AAGTTCGTGCCGTCCCAGTTCTTGATCTCGATCTGGATGCCCTTATTGTAGCCCGTCAGCCAGTTCACGACGCCGAAATTGTAGAAGCCCGCGGCCCGAGCCGGCGTGATGTCCACCGTCGCGGCGAAGATACTGTTCGGAGTGCCGAGGCTCGTCACGGTGCCGGCGTCGGTCACGGTGTCCAGATCATATTTGCATCGGCTATCGCCGAAATCAGCCTGGCATTCGAGCGTGAACACCTCCAGGAAGTTGAGCGCCAAGAGCTGCGCGAGCCCGCGCATCTCGCTCTCGTGCTCGCCCTGGGTGATAGTCACTTGCCCGAGCCATCCGCGCCGGAGCTTCAAGACGCCATACTGGTTGCCGTTCACGTCGCCCGGGACCATCATAAAAATGTAGACCTGGGCAAAGTCGTAGAGCCCGGCCCGGATATCGTCGTCCGTGATGCCGATGTCGGAGAGCACGCCCTGGACGTTGAGGTTCGGCACCGAGAGATCAACGGGGTTGGCGATAGCGCTGCGGGTGTATCCGGTCGCCGCCTTGAACGTGACGCCGCCGTAAATCTGATCCTGGTCGCTGTCGGTGAAGCCCATATTCGTGCCGTTGGCAAGCGTGAGCTGCCAGCAAGTGACGAGATGCGCGCTGTCGCTCGCGAGCAGTTCCTTCATGGCATTGTTGATGGTCTTCACGAATGAGCACTCGTGCGGAGGCATTCGATCACAGTCTGAGAGACGTGGCCCGGACCGGGTGTGAAAGAGCTGGTTCGCAAGGTTTCGATGACCGTCTGAGAGACGCGGCCACGGTTCGGAACGGGTGGCGGTATCTTCAGCTCGACGATCGGGATGTTGCGCCAGCTCGGTGCTACATCGGCGCCCGTGGCGCCCCAGGGCTGGTCGATGCTCATGTCCAAGTGGTCGATGTCGAACCGCACTGGCACATGGAACTGGCCGGTCCACGTCTGGTTCGGCGCGGCGGTCCCGAAGACAAGGCCCGAGGTGTAGTCGCATGTCACGCCAGCCGGCAGCGTGAGCGTGCCCGGGACCGGCTTGTCGATCCAGCGCGTGAACGTGGGCTGCACCGAGCCCGTGACCGGCGCGATCGAGGTGTAGGTCTTGGCGAGCTGGAGGAAGCCCGAGGAATTGTATTGGATCGTGCCAAAGCCGTCGTCCAGATAATCGAGCCAATCCTTCCACCGAAAGCCGTTGAGCTTCCCCATGCCGACCGTGTAGAAGAAGGCGATCAGGGCCTTGTAGTTGGTCGGCGTCTTCAAGCCGTGCGCGGCATTCCAGGTCGCGCGCTGGCGCTCCCACGCGGCCGACCGGTACTCGAAGCCAGCCTGCGTCGAGACCATGCGCGTCAGAAAGCCAGGGCCGCCCGAGCTGCCGTAGGATATGTCGCTAGGAAAGAGAACCTCAAAAAAGCTCAAATTATCCTCCGTAAAGCTCGGGGCTTCGCTACGTAGGCCAAAAGGCGCAGGATATCCGCTACGCTCATGTCTGATTTCATCCTATTACAAGCCCAACACACAACATCCAGGTTCCCCTCGATATATCCTTTGGTGTTGTCTACGCGATCTACGGATGGAGAGGACGACTTTTGCCCAGAACCAGTACTGTAATCAATCCGGCCACCGCAGCACGAGCATGTCTCCGGTGGCTTATCCGTGAATGGACGAAAAGCCGCTGCCTCGAAAGCAATCCCTTTTAGCACCGCTCGTTGCTTAGCCGCATCTTTGAGGTGGCGCAGCCGAGCACTAGGGTTTTTCATGTATCGCGCGGCAGCGATCTTCTCTGTCGCCTTTATCTCCGGCGACTGCCGGCGGATACGAGCCCTAATGCTCGCCGGTCGAGTTGAAAGCCGCTTAGCCATATCGCCTACTCGCTTTCTCGTAGTTAGCGCCCATCGCCATCGCGAGCTGCGGCGCACTGGAGCGGAAACCGTCCAAATTCCCCGCGCTGATATTCATGTGAAAGTGCGTCGTGTTGCCGCCTTTGTTGAGCGCGGCCTGCTGCCCTCGATTTAGCACGACTTCGCCGCGGTGCGCGATAATCGGCACTTCACCCGGCCCGATCATGCCGCCGCCCGCGAAGCGCGGAGCGTGCGCGAACCAAGCCGGATCAACACGCCGCGGTGCCCCGTCCCAGCCGACTAGGCCGCCAGTAGCCATACCCATGCCTATGCTGCTATCCGCAGCCATCGCGCCGGCAGCGGTGCTAACATCGGAGCCGCCGAACGTCGAGCTGAGAAAATTCCAACCGGACGAGAAGGCGTTCCCGATAGAGCCCATCAGGCCACCGGACATAAAGCCTCCGCCGGATGGCGAGCTGCCGTTCGGGTTCTGGCCGCCTTCTGGCCCGAGGCCGCCGGGACCGCCTAGATCAGCGAGGCCGCCACCGCCCATGCCCCCAGGATTTGTGACGTAGACCGGCGTGACGCCCGCGGAGCCCCCGAAAGCCGTGGCGTCGATTTTGCCCAGCAAGCCCGCATTCTGAGTTTCCTGGCTCGTGCCGCCCAGGAGGCCGCCGGTCATCTTACCGAGCCAGCCCTGGAAGCCTTGGCCGCTGTTTCCGAAGATGCCCTGGCCCGGCTGCTGTTTATCGCCGATCCCCAAGAGGTTCATGCCGGCGGTCTTCAGCGGATCTTCCACGAAGTAGCTGAAGCCTTTCTTCGATATATCCATGAAAATGCTTTTGAGCGCATCTTTTGCGCCTTTTCCACCGAACACAAGGTCTTGCAGACCGCTCCCCAGATCGTCGATCACACCTTTCATGGTGCTTTCCCATTCCTTCTGAGCCTGGATCGCATTCTGGGTGGCCGCCGTCACCGCGGCGATGCTGTCAGCGTATTGCTTCAGAGCCGCGATGTCCTGCGGGGATGCGTTTGCGCCTTCTCCTGGCAGCGCGCTCTTGAACCGTTGCAATAGATCGGCAGCCTGAAGCTCTGCTGGAGATGCCCCGCCAGCGATGGCGCCATATTTGGTCTGCGCCATAGCAAGTTCTTTCTGGGCGCCGACCATCACCCTATGCGTTTGAGCCGCCTGCTGCACTTTCACCAGTTCATCGGCCGCGCTAGCCGCGGCGCCCTTGATCTTGGTGAGGGCATCGACCGCATCCTGCATCGATTTCGTCATGCCGCCGCGCGCCGCAGCCTCTTCTTGAATTGCCCTGATCTGGACATCTACCTCAGCTTCGTACCGCAGGATGCCCGTCTGGGCCTTGAGCGACGCCGTGCCACCCGCAGACATATCGCCGCCGGCTGCCCCCTGCATGAGCTTGATGCGGGTCTGGAGGGTTTCGAGGAGCTGGGTGCCCATCTGAGCGGTCTGGTTGGCTCCCATCAAGGTCTGAGCCTGAGTGAGCGGATTAGCCGCGCCGAGCTGCGTCCCCGGAGCGAGCCCGGCCGTCTCGGCAGCGGTGAAGCCAGCTTGAGAGATAACGCCGCCGGCCGGTATGACGCCGCCTACCGGCAGATTGGCGGCCGCGGCTCCCATCCGTATCGCTGCGCCGCGCCCGCGCCCGATCAGGGCATTGCCGGCCTCGTCGAACCGGAGGGCTAGCTGCGTGAGCTTCTCTTTTGCTTCGTCCGTAGCACCGCTGAAGCCTTGCATCGACCGATACGCCGCTTCCGCCGCGATCCCGGCTGCTTCCCGAGCCCGTTCACCCCCGCCGGCCGCGCCCGCCTGCGCTCGAATAGTGGCGGTCGCTCCCTGGAGCGCGCGAAGGGTGTCCAACTGCTGAGCCGCGCTGACGCCCGCAGCTCCGCCCCGAACCGCTGCCTGCTGCTCGGGCGCCATGGCACCGATGATGTCCTGCGTCGGGGCAAGAGCCGCGCTGCCCGCGCCGTGTGCCTTCTCATAGAGCGTGGTCCCAGCTTGAATAAGAGCTTGCTGCTGCTCACGCAAAGGACCAGCCGGAATTTGGAACAGCTCGGCTTGCTTCTTCATCCCGATCGTCATTGTCCCGATTGGATCGACGATCTCCTGCACCTTTATGCCGAGGTTTGCGAGCGCTGCGTCTAGCTGCTCGCTCGTGAGCCCTAGCTTCTGCCAATTTAGCTGGAGGTTCTGGGCTTGATCGGTGATTGCTTGAAGCGCCGCCTGATCTCCGAAGCCGGCACCCGCCATGAGCCCGTAGCCTTGCCGTTGCTGCTCGGCGGTCACCGGGGGAGCGGCTTCCGCCTTCCCGAGCTTGCCGTACTCGCCGAAACCCGGACCCTGGCCGCCAAATAGCATCCCGAGCGACGACAGGAAATCCGTGCCAGCGCCGCGCCCGGGTTGCAGGCCGCGCAGCTCATTGAAAGACCCCATCATGCCTTCCTGCATCGCGCCGAAGCGCTCACCCGTGACCTTGCCGGCGTTCAAGCCGGGGACCATAGAGAGCAGGAGGCTTGCGACCGGGTGGGCTTCATACCATTCGGTCGATTTCTGATCGGCTTCCTGGCGCGCCTGGGCCGCCGCGATCTCAGCCTTGGCATTCGCCTCGCGCAGCTCTTGGTAGGTCCGCTCCAGGTCTGTGACCTTGATGATGGCGCCCATGGCCTGGTTGACCATATCGGCGCCGCCTGGCCCGAGCGTGGATATCGCGAGTGCGTTGCGCTCCGGACCTGCATTCATTTGCCGCAGAGCGGCCACGGCCGCCGCGGCTATATCTGTCGGGGAGCCCTGGGTAGAGACCCCCATGCGCGCGAGGTTTTCCCGGCGCCGCTGATCCTCAACGGTTGTCCCGGTGATCGCGCCCTGCATCGCAGGGAAGGCCCCGGCGATCTGCTGCCCCGTCGCGCCGGCCCGGCTGAGGGTCTGAGAGAATGCAGCGAAGGCCGAGCCCGAGGTGCCGACCGCGGCACCGATCGCAATCAAGCTCTTCTGGAGGTTGATCGCCTGATCGCTCATCAACTGGAAGGCATTCGTGCCATACTTGGCAAGGTCCTGGATGCCGGTCGCAAGCTGGGAAACGACCGAGACCTGCTCCTTCATGCCCCGCCCGGCCAAGTCGATCGCCGAGCTGAAGCCGCGATACGCAAGGTCCGCTGCGGCGACGACCGTCGCAACCTTCGCCATGCTGTCCACATAGCTGTGCGTCGCGATGCTGCCGTTCTGGAGGTGTTGGTTGGTTTGCTGTAGGAGCTGGTTCGTCCGCTCCTGCTGCTGCGCGAAGCCCTGAAGCTGGCGGGACATTTGCTCGGATGCGGTGCTGAAGTCCCTCGCGCTAGCGCCCGCGCCCGACGCGGCGCCACGCATGTTATTGAGGCTGTCGCGCGCCCTGTCAACGCCGGAAGTGTCTACGCGGATGCCAAGCGTCGCGATATCAGCCATCTAACTCTTCCTTGGTGGGCGCGTCCTTCTGCGTCATCGCCGCCATTTGGTGCATGTCCAGGAGCCGCAGCGTCCGAAGCTGCCACGGTTTCAGAGATATGCCGTGGAGCTGGCACCAGGCCCAGATTTCCGCAAAACCGATGGGCTGCGGAAAGCCCATTCCACCGATCTGCCTAGAAGCGCTGAGATCGAGATACCAAGCCCAGAGAAACTCGGCTTCGGGGCGGAGCGTCTTATCGACCGATGGCATCAGCTTCTTGGTGATGCCTGGCCGCATTCCCTCCGCCGCCTTCAGGTGCACGGCAAGCTCGTGATCATCGCCCTCGGGCTTACGCCTTAGAACGAATTGCCGCTTGCCATGCTCCACTACCTCTCGGCTCAGCGCTTCGTAAAATTTGCCTCGTTACCGATCCAGCCGTTCGCGCGCTCGCGGTGCGACCGAAACCGAGCGTCAGCCCAGAGCTTGCGGGCGTTCGCCTCGTTGCAGGGGAATTCCGCGCCGTCGAGATGGGAGAAGGTCCAGCTCACGGTGCAGGCCACGAGCAGCTCAGTCGTCTCGGCCTCCAGGCTCTCGACGCTAGTCTCTTGCCCGCGCCGCGCCATCTCAAGCCGTTTGTCGGCCTGCTGACGCTGGAATTGCTGACCCGGGCGGCTCAGCCGGCTCCGGAGGACGACACCCTGCGGCACGCCTTTTTCGTCCCGGTGGGGCTCGCCGGTGGAGGGATCGAGGAACGCCATGAAAGTGCCGTCATCGACCGCTTTGGACAAGGCTGTATTGGTGATATCGAACATGGTTGGAGATTTCCTCGGGGTGGGGGAATAGCGGCCCGGCGAGCGCCCCGTATCGCCCGCCGGGCCTTGTGGACGCCCTTGCGGCGCCCGCGGTCGCCGAAGCGACCGGTTAGCTGTTACGCCAGGCTGTCCTGCACGACCATCGTGGTCGCATCGGTCGTCGAGGATGCATTGCCGTCCGCGGCGACGTTATGGAGAGCCTGGAAGCCGTAGGTCCCGACGATCGCGCCCGGCTTGTCATCCTTGGTCGCGGACGTGAGCTTGATGCTCGGCCAGTAGAACGAGATGAAGTCGGTGTTGACGTTGTTGTTCAAGGTGAGCAGCACTTGCATGTCGATCAACTGCTCATTCAGGAAGGCCGTCTGGAGCTGCTCGTCCGGGAAGAGAGCGGTGAGCTGCCCGGTGATGTCCTGCCAACCAGGGAACAGATACGGCGTCGTGTTCGACCCGACCACCGCTTCAGTCGTGTAGTTGGCATTGATCGTGAAGTTGAGGCCAGTGACGATCGCGTAGTCCACGCCGTTTACGCGCATGATGCCGTTGACCGACGCCGTGATCCCGGAGGTGGTGATCGCGGAAGGGGTCGCAAAATACGGGTCGCCAGGGCCGCCCTGATTGAGCAGCATGTCCTTGCCCATCACGTCGAAGTCGATCGTGCCCAGGCCGGTCGGCGGAAGCTGGATTTGCATGCGCGACGCGCGGCAACCGATGAACAATTCCGACTGGAGGACATCGGTGAACCAGTGCTCGATCGAGAACGAGTAATCGACCAGGTTGCCCGGCGTCGGCGTGACGAGCTTCTTGCCGATGACAGAGATCGTGACGCTGGAGCCGGTCGAGCCATAAGCCGCGGCCACAAGAACCTCGGTCAAATTCGGCTGGTTCTCGACGGTCGAGCCCGCGCTATTGTTCGGCGCAGGACCGACTTGAAGGGTATCGTTGGTCGCCGCGGTAGTCGTGATGCCGGTGATGCGGAGATTGCGGGCGTTATTCGCCGCAGCTCCCGCGGTAAAGCCGGAGCAGGAGATCACGTCGCCGATGCGGAAGCCGGCCGTCTGGAAGTTGACCGGCGAGCCCGCGAGGCTCTGGATAGTGGCCGCGGCGCCAGGATTGCCGAGCACAGCGGGGACCACCGTAACCGCGTCGGCGGCGTCAACCACCCCCGTGGTGAATGTGCCGGCGAGGACCTGGTTGAACACGCTCTTGTAGGTGAGAGGCGACAGTTCGCCGCGGATAGTGCCGCTGACGCTCCGAACGCCGTGCCGGAAGTCGTGGATTTGCCGGTCAGGCTGGATTTCGTTAGACCGGTACGTCGCTTTCTTCAACGCAACGTCCGAGGACACACGCCGGAGGATTTGCGCGGCCGCGGTATGGCTGTAGAACAGGTCCAGCTTCGAGCCGCTCGTGACGCCGCCCGTCATGGCGGCGGGATTGGCCGGCGTGACCGAGAGGATGCCTTGCGAAACGATCGCGACATCGCGAACGCCCATGACGACATCCAGCTCTGCACCGACAAGTGAGGCGCCTGTAACCGGCTCCGTCGCGATAGCCGTCGGATTGGTGGTATATTCGCCACCGGTGAGGATGCTGAGAACCGCCGTGATATCCCCGCCGCCGCCCACAGTGACAGACGCCGTGAATAAGGTTCCGACGCCCGTGGTTCCCGTGACAGTTTGCGTGCCGGGCGTTCCGCCCGACCCGCTGCTACCGCCCGGGACCGTAGCGGATACAACTTGCGTCGCCGTGACTTTGAAGGTCGGCTTCGTGCCGGTCCCCGAAGTCATGGTCAGAGCGTCGCCAGGAACCGCAAGAGTACCGGGT